GTCCTTGACGATCTGGGCACCCAGGCGGCCGTCGACCACGGCGGCCCCGACCAGGATGTCCAGGGACAGCACGTCGCTCTTGAGGTTGCGGTCGTAGTCGTACACTGCACGGATCGACAGCCCGGAGGCGGGATCCTGGATGTACGCGGCTTCGGCCCCGATGGGCAGGTCAAGCGGCACCGCCACGAACGCGAAGGCGTCCGGGTGGAAGACCGCGCCGTGGCATTGGCGGGTGTTGCCGCCACCGTCGTAGACGGTGATGGCCGCGTTGTCCGCCACGTCCTCACGGAGCGGTTCCTTGATGGTGAAGGAGCCGACGCCGGAGCCGTCCAGGGTGGCGTCGGCCGCGACCACGACGTTGCCGTAGCCCGCGATCTCGACGATGTCCCCGGCCTTGAGCGTGCCGTTGGCGGTCCCGCCGTCGACGGTGATGGTCGAGTCGCCCTTATCGTGAGCGCCGTTGACCACCGCGTTGGTCGCGGTGCCGCTGGTGAACGTCTCGGTGGGGACGTTCTGGCCCATGAAGGTCTGGAAGCCCATGATCGGGCCGATCTCGGCCTGACGGAGGGCGTCCGTCGCACCGCTCTTGTCGACCTCGACGAAGCTGTCGACCGACAGCAGCGTCGCCTTGTACTCCGTGCTCGCGATCTGGAAGCGCGGGCTGAGCGGAGCTTTGAGGTCGTTCATGGTCTTCTCGACCAGGGCCATGTCGGCGATCGACTTCGGCAGCGCCGCCGGGGCCGACTCCGAAGGACCGGCCACGTTGGGCAGATCCTTCAGCTTGGTGAGGGCGTAAGAGTCGATCTTCTCGCCCATCTCGATCATGCGAGGCGCCAGCACCTGCTCGGAGAAGTCGACCAGGTCGAGCGTGCGCTCGCGATCGGTGATCTTGATGGTGGCGTCGAAGTGCTTCTCCAGCCTCAGCTGGATGCTCGTCTCCTGGATGTCCCGGACGGTCACGGTCGTGCCGTTGTACTCATCCACGACGCCCTGCGAGCGACGCCGGATACGGATTGTGTCACCCACCTTAGCACCGGCGTTCAGGTCGGCCTCGTACCGACGGCTGTACAGCCGCGCGGCCACGAGGTTGCTCTGAAGTAGCACCAGCGCCTCGCGGGCGATGATGTCAGGGGTGAGGAAGTTATTGGCCATCTCAGTGATGCTCCCAAACAGGGTTTGCTGTACCCGTCTCAGGGACGGTCACTCTGAGTATACCCTGATCAGCCAGGGATGCCATAGCGACCCGAGCCCATACCCTGAGACTCTCGGAACTTCTTGTACTCGGCCATACTCATGCGGCCGATTGCGGAGGCATCAGGCGAAGCCTGACCACCGCCCAGCGCCCCGTTGGCCCCAGCGCCCTGCGAAGGTGGCCACCAGTGCCTGGCACTCTGCTTCTGCTCCTCGAGCCACTCACTGATGCTCTTCGGAGACTTCCCGTCCTTCCCGAGGACGGCTGACCCGTTCTCGTCCAGAATCACCATCTGCCCACGCTCTTCGTCGTACTTGAACATGTTGCGAGCGCGGTACAGAGCGTCCTCAACGGCGGAGTCGATCACTCCGGCCTTGGAGCACGCCGCCCGGACCTCGGTTTCGAGAACCTTGTCGGTCCAGCGCTGCATGGCCTCCTGGGCCTTCTTGTTCGACTCCTCCAGCTGAGCGTTCAGAGCCTCGATCCGCTTCTCGTAGTCGGACTTCATCGACTGGGTCCGCTTCTCGAACCACTCGTCGTACTTGCCGTCTGCGAGGAGCTTGCCCATCTCATCCTTCTCGAGACGCTGACGCATCTCGAGGAGCTTCTGGATCCCCTCCTTGCCGCCGAGTTGCTCGAAGTACTGTTGCATCTGCTGCAACTGTTCGGACAACTGCTTCTTCTCGGCAAGGATCTGGTCCCGGTTCTGCTTGAGCCCTTGCGTGGCCCGCTCGACTGCGGCCTGGATCTTCAAGTTGATGTCGGCACCGCCTCCATCACCTCCACCGGTGCTGCCACCTGCACCGCCAGGGTTGCCGCCGTCCCCTGCGCCTCCGCCATCGCCATCACCGGCGTGAAGCCAGCGGGGAAGGATCAAGCCAAAACCTCGGGAATCGTTGGACATCGTCAGGCTCCTGCTCTGGACGAGTGGCCCCCTCTGGGGGCTCACGGGGTTATGAGACACCCGCCTTGCGAAATGCTTCGGCATCTCTACGGCGGAGTTCTTGAAGACTATACCGACGGCCAGAATTAGTGACAAAGTCATCCATCGACAAGCCGCCTTCGCGGAACAGCTTCGCCCGCGTCGGGCCTAGGACCTCATTCTGGAACTCGACGTCCTGTCGACGCAACCACTCCTCATAGGTCATCTTCGCGGGTACCTGGCCCACGCGCTGCCGTGCCCACTCGCGACGAACCTCAGAGACCGGCCGCCCCTGCTGCCGGGCCATCCGCCGAAAGTCGATCTCCCGGCGGCGGCCCGTGCGGGTATCCACGACAAAGGGGCGGCGGCCCACCACCCCTTCCGGCGACACAATTGCGACCATCACAGAACGACAGTTCGCGTGCGCGGGCGGCCGGGCATTCGGCGGGTCGAGCCGGGGCAATCCAGGGGGTACCTCGTTGTCGCCCAGGGGAGCGACCTTCCCGTCGCGAGCGCGGCAGATGTCCGTGGTGCGACCGTCCAGCGTGGAGACCCACTGCAACCCCAGGATAACATCTGCATTCGCCTTCCACACCGTATCCCGCGCCGAGTTGGCGAAGTGGGACACGGCAGTGCGCACGACGGTCTCCACCTGGCGGCGGGTGATCTGAAGGAGCCCGTCCCGGTAGCGGTTGGCCCGCGTGCCGCGCACCCGGCGGACCAGCGTGTTGACGTCCTCGCCCTCCAGGTAGCCAATCCGCAGCGCCTCTTCCAGCCGACGCTGATCCGCCTCCCGGAGCGAGGCCATCCACTCTGCCAGCGTGCGGGCCGCCTCCGAGTTCATGCGGAACGGGGCCTCCATGGCCGCTGCTCGGATGGCCGCCACCGTGGGCGCGGCCAGGGCCACGTTCTCAATCTGGACGGCCTCCTCGAACGCCTCACGGACGAATTCCGCTTCCTCCCTGGCCAGGTCGGTGAGCTCCACCCGCAACGTCTGGTTGACCTCGGTCCAGGCCCGGCGGCGGATGTCGCGGATCCGGGCCAACATCTCCTCGAGCCGCTGGCGGCGGAACTTCGTGATGGTGACGCTGCCCGCGCCCAGGGCCTCCAGGCGGTCGGTCAGCTGGGCCACGAGGTCACGCTCGGTCGCATTGATGATGCGGATGACCCGCTCCACGAGAGCTTCCTCGTAGCCTTGCAAGTTGGTCGCGTGCCGAAGCAGCGCGTCGCGGTATAGCTCGTTGGCCGTGGGCATTACTCGTTATCGCCTTCTCCTTCACCCTGGAGCGACCGCTCCGCCTCGCCGGGCTCCGCCTCGGGCAATCCATCCACGCCACGCGACTCGGTCCTGAGCTCCTCCTGTTCCTGCTCGTAGGTGAGCCGGGTGAGCCCGCCGCGCCGCATGCGCTCGTGGATGGAGCGGTTGGAGTACGGAGCACCCTGGGCCTTAGCCGCCATGATGTCGAGGAGCTCGCGGCCCGCCATGTTGGGCTCGGCGAAGTCGAGGTCGGCCTGGAACTTGACCGTGGAGGGATCCTCGCCCAGGAGCTCGGCTACCTGGCGCAGCGTGTGCTGCATTGCCTCGCCCGCGTTCTGGGCGATGGTGCGGAGCGATACCTGCAAGGCCACCTGACGGCGGCGGAGGGCCTCGCCGGATTCGGCCGGGCGTTCGGCCGTGTCCAGCAACTTGCCACCCTCCTGGTAGAACCGCTCGTACTCGTCGTTGATGGCATCCTTCATGAGGGGGATGCCCTGTCCATCGATGTCGAGGTACGTGGCCCTGGCCTGAGGGTTGGGGAGGCACCAGACGGAATCACCACCGATCTTGCTCGGAGCCTGCTCCTGGGTGATGCCGGAAATGACCACCTGCGGGTCACCCTTGATGTAGAGGGCACGGTTGTAGTCGGCTGACTTGCGGTAGATGGACAGTGCCCGCCGCACCAACGGGAGCAGGGGCACCGGACCGAAGCTGAAGCCAATCTCGTGCACGTTCATGCACACGAAGGGGATGCGCTGGAACGGCCGCCCGAACAGGGTCGGCATGTACCAGTCCTGGATGACCTCTGGCTCGTCAGAGGAGCTCCCGCCGCTGGGCGGCTCCACTCGACCGGCGAGGGACAACCGGGGCATCCGCGCCCCCTTCGCCGCCCAGACCCTCACCCAGTACGTCCCGTCCATGAGCCGGAGCTCACGGTAGACGACCTGGTCCTCCAACTCGAACTCGTCATCTTCCTTGGGGAGCTCCTGGAACTCTCGCAAGACGAGCATCATCGGGTCTCCACCCTCCCGGCGCTCCCCGAGCCGCCAGTTGAGGATGTTCTCCGCTGAGTAGGTGGCCAGGCGGAGGTTGTCATCCATGCTGGAGTCGGCCAGCAGGCCAATCCGGCCCGTCACCAGCAACTCCCGTGTCACCCGCTCCCACAGCACGTTGAGCGGCTCCCCCTCGGGCGTGGCGTCCTCCAGGAGGTACTCCATGCGGCGGGGGAGCTCGACGTGCGGCTCGTTGGAGTGGATGATGCCCTGGAACCCGTTGAGAGTGGGGGCGATGAGTTCGGGGAACTCCGCGAAGCTCAGATAGAACGAGTAGCGGTCGTTGGTGACCCGCTTGCCGTTCTCCAGAACCTCGTTCGAGGACGTGGCCATGCCCGGCGGCACGGGCAGGTACACGTGCCTACGGGCCTTGATGACCCGCTCGCCCTCGAGCGAGTCGCGGATCATCTGCCAGTCCGCCTCGCGAAGTTGGTAGCTCTCATGTACAGAGTCGACAGGCATGCTCAGCGTCCTCTCATGGGCACAATACCGAGACGCTGCGACCGCGTCAGGGCCATGTACCGAGTTTCATCAGCGATGTGGTCCTCGGCCTCGGTGTCCACATCGTCAGGGTCGCGATCGGCTCGAGGCAAGACGGGCACCGTGCGGATCCACTGGTCGCAGTTCTCGCAGATGAACATGCCCGGCTCCTCGCGCCGGTCCTTCGCTGCCTCCTTGAGCATACTCCGGATCTTCTCCCAGCCCTGCTTACGCGAACCGGGCGACTTGTCCGCCGGAATGAAGTAGACGCCCACCGCCTGCATGTCCTCGGCGATGGAGACGTTGTTCACCTTATCCCAGATGGACGAGTCTGCCGGGCCTGCGGCAATGTGCCGCCCGCCGAAGTAACGCCGCTCCCGCTCCAAAATGCCCAGGGCGATCTCGCGGGCCGTCATGCGCAGCCCCTCGTTGGGCTGCCCGCACCACCCGTACCACTCGGCGACGCGGAACAGGTCGCCGGGCACCGTGCTCACCCGCTGGCCCTTGATCAGGATGTCGCTGCCGTCCGACCGTGCCCACCAGCCCACGGAGAAGGGCTTGGACGAGCCCCAGTCGAAGGCCCGCTCGATGGTGAACGAGGAGGGCACCTCGAACGTCGGCACCACGTGCTTCGCGGGTGTCCACACGTCGTCGAACATGCCACCCGCCACGATGTCCCAACTCCCGTACAGCCACGCCGCGAGCTCCGCCGGGTTGCGGGCGGCGGCCTTGATGCGCTCCACGTAGCCGGGGTCGGCGTGGAGGAGCACCTTGTTCTCGCACAGGAAGCCGTGGATGGCGACGCGGGGCGGGGCGTTGGGCTCCTCGACGACGTCGCCGATGATGTCCGGGTATTCCCTCGTGCGGATGCGGAACCGCGACTTGACCCAGTTGTGGCCCACGCCGTAGGGGTTCGTGGTGGACCGGTACTTGCGGGGCATGTCCGGCGCGGTGGACCGCGAGCAGGACATCATGAGCTTGTAGACCTTGTCGTCCGGCCAGGTGGTGAGCTCCTCCCAGCCAATCCATGGGTAGGCGTGCCCGTGGTAAGCGTAGTAATCCTCGGGCCGCATGAGGTGCCGCAGGAGGAGCTCCTCGCCCGTGGGCCAGCGCCAGGTCATCTTCTGCTCGTTGAACGAGATGTTGGGCCAGATGCGGGGGAACCACTTCTTGGTCTTGGCAACAATGTCACTCAGCTGCGGGTAGGTCTGGCGGAACAGAATCCCGCGCCACTCCGCGCCCCACCCGGCCACCTTCTTCCCGTTGGCGTCGAACCGTTCCTCGCCGCAGTGCTGCCCGAAGTCCATGAGCAGCGTGTCGGTCTTGCCCGGCCCACGGGTGCCGACGTAGATCGCCTCAAAAAGTGGACATTCGAGAAACGCCACCTGGGAACCGGGCTGGGGAGCCCAGGCGACCTCGATCTCGCGGCCGCGATGGTCCCTCGCGATTGGCTTGAGCTCCCCGTCCTTGATCCGCCATTCGACGTTGCTGTCCAGGCTCATAGCTCGCGCACCCCCTGCGTGTAGATGCGCTCCTTGGGATCAACCGGCTCCAGCCAGTGGTCGAGCCAGTCACGCTGCCGGCGCTGCTGCTCCGACAGGTTGGCCCGGTCCACGGCCATGAGCTCTTCGTACAGCGCACCGATCTGAGGCCCGAGCACCCGCAGGAGGTCCATGGTGGGGACGTCCGAGCGAGCCCTGAGCCTGGTACCGGGGATGATCGTGCCTTGCAGAAGGGACATCTGGGGTCTCCGGGGCGTTCTGCCTCTAGCATACCCGCTAGGGGTGATTCGATTCTCGTTGTTCTGCGTAGGCCCGTGCCGAGTTGTGGATGGCGGCCGCGACCTCGGGCTCCTCGGCGCCGAAGTCAAGCACCGCCTCCTCCCAATCCACCGCCCTGGGCTCACCGTCGACGGGCCAGTTGGGAGCACGCGAGGCCAGCCGGATGCCGCAGTACTGGCACCTCACGACCTCGCTGAAGGGGTGGATGACCAGAGAGTGCTTGCCGCAGTGCGGGCACGCGACAATCTCCACCACGAGCGCGTACTGCGGGGTGTTGGCGACCAGGTAACGGATACTCCGCCCCAGCCACCGGTCCTGCTGGGCCTCGTAAGGGTTGAAGCTCATTGGTCGGGCTGCTCCTTGAGAATCTCCTG